ATATCGGCGGTGACTACGGGCAGCAGAATGCGACGACATTTGAAGCTTTTGGACTTGATACATATAGGAAGAGGTTTCCAGGACTTGGAGAATATTACCACAGTGGACGAGAAAGTGGAAAGCAGAGGAGTCCGTCAGAATATGCGAAAGACTTGGTTGAGTTCATGAATGATTTACATGAAGAGTATGACAACCGAGTCTTTTATATTTTCCTCGACCCATCTGCAAAAGGTCTTGCTGAGGAAGTAAGGCGGGCAACCAGGGCGGAAAAACTGGATTATCAGGTATTCCTAAAAGATGCTGAAAACGATGTGGCACTTGGTATCAGCCGTGTACAGAAGTTTTTGAGCTTTGATATTATGAGCATATCTCCCAAACAGGAATATGCAGTAAGTGAATTTGGGACTTATGAGTATGACAAGAAATCTATTGAAAAAGGCAAGGAAGTACCGGTGAAAGAGGATGATCACTGCATGGATGCAATCCGGTATGTGGTCATGGGAGCATGGAAGAAAACGAAACATTGGTTGCCAAAGTCGGAAGCGGAGTCAGACATAGGCGATATTAGTGAGAAGGAGGTGACAGACGATGAATATCTTTAATTATTTTAAGAAACAGGGAATTGATACCGTAGATCCATCCTTTTACCGAAAGATAGCGGAATGGATATCCTGGTATGAGGGAAATGTCCGAAACTTCTCTTTCTACAAGGTATACAGTGGACGTGGAACATACAAACGCTGCAGGCGAAAGAGTATGGGAATGGCGAAGAAGCTGAGTGAAGATATTGCGGATCTCCTTTTGAATGAACGGGTGACAATTACTCTTGATGATGATCAAACGAATGAATATGTGCAGCAGGTTTTGGATGACAACCGTTTCCTTGTGATGGGAAATGATTACCAGGAGCGGAAAGCTTTTACCGGTACGGTTGCATATATTCCATATTTAGAAGATGCAGAAATCAATGAGGACGGAGAAATCTTGTCAGGGAAAATCTGTATTAACTATGTAGATGCACCTAATATATATCCAGTGACGTGGAATAATGGAAGAGTAACGGAATGTATTTTTGCATTTCCATATACGATTTCAAGAAAAAAATATGTCCAATTACAGTCCCATCTTTTAAAAAATGGAGAGTATGTGATCGAAAATACGGTATTGCGCTGTGAGTCGGGAAGCCAGGAAGGAACAGAAATTTCTGAGAGTGAATGGAAATTATTAAAGCCGTTCCAAACACTTGCGAAAGAAGTTAAAACCGGCTCATCTGAGCCGCAATTCGTTATAGATCGTTTGAATATCACAAATAATGCAGACCAGAACAATCCGATGGGTGTTGCTATATTTGCAAATGCAATTGATACGCTCAAGAAGCTGGATACAGAATATGATTCATATTGTAATGAATTTGAGCTGGGTAGAAAACGAATATTTGTCAGGCCGGAGATGCTAACAAACGAGGATGGTTCTCCAGCATTCGATCCGGATGACAGTGTGTTTTACGCTCTTCCGGAAGATGATGCCAATGAAGAAGGAATGTTAAAGGAAATTGATATGTCACTTCGAACTGATCAGCACAGCAAAGCAATTAACGATGATCTGAACTATCTTTCTCTTAAATGTGGATTCGGTACTGATCGATATCAATTCGGAGCAACAGGAGCAAAGACGGCAACAGAGATTATTTCGGAAAATTCAGACATGTATCGGATGATTAAGAAGCATGAAATCCTGTTAGAAGATGCATTAAAGCAACTGATCCAGATTATCATTCGTTTGGGAATGGTATTGAACGAGCCACTGAATCCAGATGCAGAAATTGTAATTGATTTCGATGATTCGATTATTGAAGATAAGGAAACAGAACGCAATCGCGATCGGCAGGATGTGAGCATGGGTGTTATGAGTCATGCGGAATATCGTTCCAAATGGTACGGAGAAACATTGGAAGATGCAGCTGCTAAACTTCCGGAACAGAATCAGGTGATGGAGTAAGATGCGGGATGATTATAAGAATAAGATGGCCGGTAAGATTGCTGCCAGATATCAAGACCTGGAAGAACGGATCATGCAAGATATTGTTCGGAGGATCGTTAAAACTGGTGAGATTACCAGTACTGCAGATTGGCAGATCAACCGGTTACGGATTCTGGGATATTCTTCAGAGGATATCGAACGGGAAATCAAAAAGACGCTTAATGCTTCCTATCCGGAGATGTTTGAGCTGTACGACAAGGTAATCGAAAAGGAATATGTTCGAGATAAGGATGTATATGAGCAGATCAATGCAGAATATATACTGTATGATCAGAATGAACAACTTAAGCAGATCACAGAAGCAATTATTGATCAGGGTTGTGGAGATTTGGAGAATATAACCAATTCGCTTGGATTCTATTTGGATTATGGAAATGGCAGGAAGGTACTGACACCGCTTGCACAAGTGTATTCGGGATATTTGGATGCAGCGTGCTATGATATCGTAACTGGTGCATTTGATTATAACAGTGTCCTGAGACGAGTAGTTACACAACTTACGAACAGCGGACTTCGGAAGATTGATTATGCTTCAGGGAGAGCCGATCGGGTGGATGTGGCTGCAAGGAGAGCGGTCATGACTGCAGTCAGTCAAATTACCGGAAAGATATCTGAGTACAACGCACAGAAGCTTGGCACCGAGTATTTTGAGGTAGAATGGCATGCAGGTGCACGACCGACTCATGCAGTATGGCAAGGGCGTGTCTGGTCAAAGCAACAGTTGTATTCAGTATGCGGTCTGGGGACAGTTACAGGACTTCTTGGTGTGAACTGTTATCATACCTATTATCCATTCTTTCCCGGACTGTCAGAACGTAACTGGTCGGATGAATGGCTGGATGCCAAGAATCTGGAAGAGAGTGAACCGAAGAACTTTGGGGATAAGGAATATACCTTGTATGAAGCCAAACAAAAGCAACGTCAGATGGAATTGGCGATGCGGGCGCAAAGAGAAAAGGTTCGACTACTCCAGAAAGGCAAAGCGGATCCAGATGAAATTCTGTTGCATAAAGCAAAGTACCAGGGACAGTTAAATGAATATTCCAGATTTTGCCGGAAGATGAAGCTTACGGAAGAACGTGAGCGTATTTATTTGGACACGAAAGGTCGAGTGGCAACGAATAGCAAACAACAGAATGCATTGTTCCCGCGTGAAATGATCGAAAATGCATCCAAAGATGTGGCTCAGTATAAGCGGTATAAGGAAGTTTTGGGAGATTCTATTGGTTCGCTTGTTAATTTTGGTCAGATGAAATATAATGATAATGAGAAATGGAAAGCTATCAGTGAAGCATTTACAGATGTAAAATGGCAGAATCAAGCACTAAAGAAAAAACAAATAGGAGAAGTCCATTCTATCCCGTATAAAGGAACTCCGAATAGCGTGTTTGATAACTACAAAGACGGTGTCTTGCAGAGACGTAGATATTACGGAAATGATGGAAGGCCAAGATTAGACATAGATGTGACGGATCACGGAAATTCAAAAGAACATCCGGTTGTACCGCATTATCATAACTGGTATCTTGATGAAAAAGGTAACTTGAAACGTGAAGCAAAGCATGATAATCCACTTAAATTAGGGCATGAAATTGCCAATAAGGATATTCTTGAGAAGAGGTGATCAGAATATGATTGAGTACAAAAACTATGCAAAATTTGAGAATCTATCTGAGTTGACAGAAGCTATAGAGACAGGATTGGATATTGAGCTCGCTCTCTCTGAAAAAAGATATAATATTTCATGGAGAGATGATAAACCATTTATATGTGAGTGCCCTGAAGGAGAAGCTGAGTTTTATTCTGATGCTCAGGAGATGCTCGATAAGCACAAAATAAACAATATACCATTAAATAAATTATGGGAGAATATAGAAATATTATCCATGTAGTTACCACCAGTCGAAAATGACCGGTGGTATTTTTGTACGCAATTTTAGGAGGAGTAACAATGAAAAAAAGAATAGCAGTAGTATTAACAGCGATTATCATGTCGGTTGCATGTCTGACTGGATGCCAGTCAGCAACAAAAAATTATGGTGGAAAGACAACAGTGAAACTTGAACCAAATCAGAAGTTAGAAGAAATTACATGGAAAGATGACTCTTTATGGTATCTTACAAGACCGATGACGGATGATGATATGGCTGAGACTCACACATTTCGACAGCAGAGAGATCTTGGTGCTTTCGAAGGAACTGTAACTGTCATAGAGACAAAGGAGTAACGGATGATAATTGTAACAGTAAAAGATAACAGTATTAGTATAACTGGTCATGCTTGCCGGAAAGAACCAAGCGGCATTGATCGGGCGTGTACGGCTGTATCAGCTCTTACATGTAGTTTGATTAATTCACTTCAAGATCTCACACACGATAAGATTAAGGTGGATGCAAGATGCGGAAATACGGTAATTAAATGGGAAGATCTATCAGATGGCGGGAAACTTCTGGTAGATTCATGGTTCCTGGGACTTACAGATGTCAACCGGGAATACAACTGCATAGAATTTCAAAAATAAACATCCGAGAGGGTGTTTTTATTATGTCCAAAACGTGAAGACGATATAAAAGCTCGGGAGCCTGTCGAGGCGAAACGGAGGTAGAAACATGAGATACAGAATGAATTTACAGCTCTTTGAAGACGGCGGCGGAGCTGGCTCTGGTAATCAGGGTGGGAACGCTGGGACTGGAAACGGCGGTCAGGGATCCGCTGGGAGTGCATCCGGAGCACATGGAACCGGAACATATACCTATGAACAGTTGGAAGAGATTGCAGGTGCACGAGTAGAGAGGTCTGAGCGGACAGCTCTTGCCAATTTTTTCAGAAATCAGGGCATGACAGAATCTGAGGTAACACAGGCAATCAATAATTTCAAAGCAGAACGTGCAGCTAATCAGCCAAATGCTACAAAATTGCAGAAAGATCTTGATGATGCGCTGGCGAAAGTACAGCAGATGGAGAATGAGAAGACTTTATCTGGTAAAGGTGTCAGATCAGAAGATTTGGATTATGTCATGTTTAAGGTATCGAAACTCGTAGATGATAAAACAACATTTGAAAAAGCTGCAGACAAATTTTTGAAGGAGAATCCGAAATTTACAGGAAATGCCGGTTCTTATCGCATTTCCACATCTTCTGGGAATTCTTCTGAAGGTTCTGGTGGAAACATGAACGCTTCCATCAATGATCGTATCCGCGCTGCAGCAAGAAGATAATGGAGGTAGAAGATGAATAAAAACAGAATGAATTTAAGATTATTCGAAGCAGATGCAAATATCATTGACCGCACCGGTGCTGAATCTCTGATTCCAACTCAGGAAGCAAATGAGATCATCCAGGGAACGATTGCACAGTCGGCAGTACTGTCAAGAGGGCGTAAGCTTGCAAACATGACAAGCAAGCAGTATAAAATTCCGGTGCTTGATATGCTTCCGATTGCTTATTTTGTGAACGGTGATACAGGGGCGAAGAAAACGACAAAACAGGCATGGGATAAGAAGTTTATTACAGCGGAAGAGATTGCAGTTATCGTTCCTATTCCAGAGGCAGTTCTGGATGATTCGGAGTATGATATCTGGGCAGAAGTAAAACCAAGGGTGACAGAGGCTTTTGGAAAAGTAATTGATGGTGCAGTATTATTTGGTGACAATAAACCGTCTACATGGAGAGAAGATGTGGTTGCCACAGCAACAAAAGCAAGTGCAGTTGTGACACTGGGAGCTTCAGACAGTCTGTATGATAAAATCATGGCAGAAGATGGTGTGATTGCAAAAGTTGAAAATTGTGGATATTTTGTGAATGGTCATATGGCAGATATTTCAATGCGTGCGAAACTCAGAGGTCTGAAAAATACGAATGGAGATCCACTGTTTAAGCAGGATTTACAGGGAACAACACAGTATGCACTGGATGGTTCGCCAATGAACTTTCCTAACAATGGAGCATTTGATAAATCGAAAGCGCTTATGATTTCTGGAGATTTCTCACAGCTTGTGTATTCCATCAGACAGGATATTACATTTAAGCTGTTTACAGAAGGCGTTGTACAGAATACAGACGGAACTATCGCATACAACTTGATGCAGAATGACATGATTGCACTTCGTGCAGTTATGCGTATGGGCTGGGAGATCCCGAATCCTATCAATGCGCTTGCAAAAGAGAAGACAAAGAGATGCCCGTTCTCGATTCTGAAAGCGGGAGAGTAGGGAGGAATAACTTATGTATGTAGATTATGGATATTATGCAGATCAGTACGGAGGCGGGATTACCGAAAAGGAATTTCCGTCTGCAGAACGCAAAGCCGAAGCCTATATCAGAAAGCTGACGTATATTCGTGGAAATATATTTGCAATTGAGGATACGGCAGTAAAAGATGCTGTGTGCGCAGTTGCAGATGTGTATGTTTCGTGTGAAAAGAAAAAAGAAGTAGGTACTGTAAAATCTGAAAACAATGATGGATACAGTGTTTCATATGCTGTTGAACAATCGGATGGGCAAACAGTTGAAGAACTGATCAGAAAAAAAGCATATGAAGCAGCATCTACATACTTACTTCCAACAGGATGGCTATCAAGAAAGGTGGGATGCTGTTGTGTTAACGAATGCAACGATAACTATCTATAACCATAGGTACGATTCACTCACCCGTTTCGATACCTGGCATAGAACCGTTATTGAAAATGTGCATATATATGTTAACCACAAAGCATCCGCCGGTGATTCCGGACTAAACAGTGCAGAAGTATATAAGATCCGTATTCCTACCGATGTGGAGAATGCGGATCAGTATCTTCCACCGGAAGAATATGCAAAACTGAAAGATCCGGAAGAACATTGGACTATCCAGACAGATGATCAGATTGTGCTCGGTGAGTATGATCAGGAGATTGAAAGACCAGCTGATCTGAAAGACGTACGGTTGAGACATTGCAAAGTGTTGTCCTGGTCGGATAACCGGTTCGGCGGGTTGCCACATTGGAGAATTGAAGGTGAGTAAATGGCACAGAAAAAGGAATTTCGAATTACAACCCCTCGTGGAAGTGTGTTTACTTCAGCTGATGCGAATGGAAGCGTAACGGCAAAAATAGAGTGGGCACCAGGATTTGCGCAGCGAAAGGCTGAGAGCTTTTCAAAAGCGCAACAGTTTGTTGATTCAGAATGCCTGAGGTATATGAATCCGCTTACACCAAGACGAACAGGATTTCTAATTAAATCAGGAACACTTGGAACAGTGATCGGTTCTGGATCCATTGAGTACCTGGCACCATATGCCCGCCGGCAATATTATGAGAACAAAAGTAAGCCAAGATGGTTTGAAACCATGAAAGCAAGCCACAAGGAACCCATCCTGAAAGGAGCAGAGAGGATTGCAAGAGAGTAAAAAACCGATTATTCAGAGTATCCGTGATTATGTTATGCTGAATCCGGATATTGATGATAGGAAGATAAATATTGATTATTTGGGTAATGGAATGGAGTATTCCATTGATCCGATCGGAGCGGATCCTGTCTACAAGAGATACACAGATGGGACCTGCCTGAAGCAGTTTCAATTCGCGTTCACGAGCAAGGAAGCGTATGACGGTGATGCTAGAACCGGTATTGCCAACAGTGGCTTTTATCAGGCTTTTGAAGAGTGGGTCGAAAGTAACAACATGAATGATATTCTCCCAGAGCTGGACGGGCACGATGCTACCAGAGTAGACGTGTTGCAGTCCGGCTATTTGTTTAGTACAGAGGCTGACCTGGGGCGGTATCAGATGATTTGCAGAGTAATATACAGATAGGAGGTTGTATCATGGAA